CTTGAAGATTTAACAAGTGCTGCTGGGAATACTGCTATAGGTTTTAAATCTTTAAAAGACAATACTACAGGAGACCAAAATACAGCAGTTGGTAGTGGTACATCTGAAGCTAATACCACAGGAAGAAATAATACGGTTGTTGGCTTTGAAGCATTCCATGTCAATACAGCAGGTGAAGATAACACAGCAATTGGTCAAGGGACTTTAGGTTTGCTCACTGATGGTGATGATAATACCGCAGTTGGTTCAGGTGCTTTAGCCAGAGCAACAACTTCAAGCAATAATACGGCTGTGGGTTATTTATCACAGTTAACAACCACAACAGGTACTTTAAATACAGCAGTCGGAGCCTTAAGTTTATCAGCAAACATTACAGGCAATCATAACTCAGCCGTTGGCTACAATGCCTTAGCAGCTAATAACTCAGGTTCAGACAACACCGCTATGGGGAGCAGAGCAGGTCAGGCAATTACTACAGGTGCAGATAATACTGCTATTGGTATGTACGCCCTAAAAACTGCGTCCACAGCATCTAATAATACCGCCATTGGTAAATCTGCTCTGGAGGCAAACGCTGCAGGTTCCGAGAACACAGCAGTCGGAATGGGTGCTTTACAAACTAATATAGGGGGTGCTGCTAATACCGCTGTCGGTCGTTTGGCAAACGAAAGCAATACGTCGGGAGATTTTAATGTATCTATGGGCGAAACTGCTCTTGAGACTAACACCACAGGTGGTAAGAATGTTGCAATTGGTGCGAGGGCTTTACAGTACAACCTTGATACACACGATAATACTGCCGTTGGCAACCATGCATTGCAGGACAACACAGGCGGAAATAATACGTCTGTTGGTGCTGAAAGCATGGAAGCACACACATCAGGTACATCAAATGTTGCTATGGGGTATCGGTCATTATATACAAGCAGCACAGGCGATAGCAATACTGGAATAGGTCAATATGCATTGAAACTTTTGACCGAAGGTGATAATAATACAGGAGTTGGTAGGCAAGCAGGCGATTCAATAACAACAGGCGATAATAATACTTGTATTGGTTATAATGCTGGTGGCGGTCAGACAACAACGGATAATGGTGTGTTTATAGGAAGCAATGCTGGTTCGAGTGATAATGCCAGTAATGTAATGTATATCGCTCGTTCTACTGAAGGTGCTGGCAACGATACTACTTGGATTTATGGACATACAGACGGCAGTTGTATTCAAGGTAATAATGCAACTGCGTGGGCACAAACATCAGACGAAAGAATTAAGAAAAATATTACGGATAGTACAAAAGGCTTAACAGAAATTAATGCAATGCAAGTTAGGAATTTTGAGTACAGAACTCCAGAAGAAATTACAGCAGATATTAGCGGCTGTAATAAGACTGGTGTTCAAGTTGGTGTAATAGCACAAGAAATTGAAACTGTTCTACCAGAATCCGTATCTGCATTAAACTCTGGAAAGAAAGTATTTCACCAAGACCCAGTTTTTTGGGCGATGGTTAAAGCCGTTCAAGAACTCTCAGCTAAAGTAGAAGCGTTAGAGAACGCATAACAATTAATTAACAGGAGATAAAATGCATAATTATAAAGCATTAAAAGCGGCAAGTAAAGCATCGGTGCAGAAAGTCAAAGTAGTTGACCGAGCTAAAGTAGATGAAGTCAAGAATGACGATGGCGTTATTACAACAGAAGCTGTGACAGAACAGTCTCACGAAGAACTACAAGTAGTTTGTAAGAGTTTTAACTATCAGACTGGTGAAGCTCAAGATGACTCTGTGAGGGCTTATTCACTTTCAGATGTGAAGCGTGAAGTAGACCGTTGTAAAGCAGATGTTGTAAAGATAGAAGCTCATCAAGCCGAATGGGAACAAATAGAAACAGATTTAAAAGCACTCTAATGAGTGTAATAGAATCTGAGTAAGATACTACTCACATGAGTACAATAGTATGCGATGACCCATCTTGTGATTGTAACGACTGTAGTTGTGGAAAGACTCTGATATGAAACGAATAGACAAAGAAGATATAGCACTTAATATCATTGGTATGATATCAGCTATGGCCGCTTTATTCTTCATGTCATCTTTGTTTTTTATGACTTCATGTTCAGATGATACATTTATACTTGGGTATAATAAAGATTTTGAAGTAATACATCATCAGATATTTGAAGTTGATTCATTGATGAGAACTGTTATTGTGGAATTAGATTCTTTAAATGCAAAAAATTGATGAAATATTTACCATTGCTATTCTTAATCTCATGCGTTCCTAATACTATGCACAGTCATATTTTGGACAACAAAGAAATAACTCATATTTATATATCAGATGATATACTAAGTGGCAGTAACCATTGGTGTGTTAAACATGGCATAATGGAGAAAATAGAAATTAAAAAACCAAGCGTATCAAGCAAATGAATAAAGAAATAAGCGAAGAAAAGATATTAGGGTCAAAATTCACCCTCAGTTTGCAAACGATTATAACTGGAGCAGTTGGGCTTAGTAGCGTTTTTGGAATGTACTTTGCTTTAAAGGCAGAAATACAGGAAGCCAAAGAACTGCCAACATTAGAATCATTATACGAAACCGAATATCCAAGTAAGCCTCAAGGCTATAACCACCCAGCTTCGTACGAACAATACAAGTCTCAGGTAGGTGCGTTACAGGAGGATGTCGACCAGTTGTTCGACATGACAGACGTTTTAGAAGAAGAGATTGAAGAGCTAAGTAAAAAGGTTATGGAATTAAGGATTAAAGTCAAATGAAATTATTCCTTTTATTAACATTAGTCTTTGGTCAGCAAGAAGTAACAGATAAAAACTTTTACGGTATTATCTACGAAGGCATCCACATGGTTCGGTTCACTTCTAATTGGTCGGCAGATAATAAAGAAAACTTTTATCAAGGTAAGTTTATCGTAGATGGGGACTCTGCTTACTACGGTACTACGATGACAATCCTTCCGATTGAAAATGTTCCAAATACTATACGGAAGCTAAGAATAAGAAATTTTCCGAGCGTAGTTTTGTTTAAAGATGGTAAGAAACAAAAAGTTTGGAAAGCCAATTTTGATGGTAATCTCGATTTATCTACAGAAGATGTACAAAAAGAAATAAAAAAGATAGCTAACAAATAATTTTACAAATCAAACAAAGGAGTTAATCATGGCTAAAAAAGAAAAAGAAAAGTCAATGCTTAAGATAAACGATAAAGAATACGATATTGAATCAATGAGCAATGAACAAAAGACAATGATAAATCACATAGCTGACCTTGATAGGAAACTACAATCAGGTGAGTTTAACATTGTTCAATTAAGATTCGGGAAACAAGCGTTCGTAGATGCTTTAACAGCTTCTATCGAAAAAGACGAGAATAAAGAAGTAGAATAATAAAATAGATAAAACCATAGTCTCGACTATGAGAATTGAATCTATAGGAGAGTTAATTTTGAAAAAGACTGAGAAAGTCGATAATGGTTACATCTAAAGTTTTCAGTTTATACGCTGAGTATGGTGCGGTTGGAATAATAGTAGTCTTATTTGCTATGATGATAGTAAATTTGATTAAGAGCCAGAAGCTACAGAATGAAGACTTAGATGCAATTAGACAAGCAATTGTTAAAGTCGAGACTAAGATGGTGAATGTAGAAGGAATAGTCTTAAAGATGCTAGACAGATGGAATCGTTCAGATGAAATAAGTCAAAGACATAGAGAAGACATTGTAAAAGAACTTAATGACGTAACAGATGACTTAGCCTATTTAAGAGGCAGGATAAACGGAAAATGAATAAGAATCAAGTAGATAGTTGGAGAGAAGTATCTCAGACAAGACTAGAAGAATTGACCGTTGTTAATGCTAAGCAATCAAGTGAAATAAGTCACATTAAAGAAACGGTAGACGAGATAAAGACTTTAGTAAAAGAACAAAACGGAAGAGTCCGTACATTAGAATCTTCTGTATCAAGTATGCAGAGTGTAGGTTCTTTTTTAGCGGTTGTAATGGGTTCATTAATCGGATGGTTATATAAAGGAGATGCATGATGGAATGGTTAAGTTGGTCTAACGTTGCGTACCTAGCAGCAATAGTAATAGGTGGCGGCCTGACGTTTGCCGCTTCGAAGTATCGTAAGTTGTTGAAAGAAATTCAGGAAGCTTTAAGCTACTACCACGAGGCAGCTAAAGACGGAGTAATAACAGAAGAAGAACGCAATAGAGTTGTTAAGGAAGTCCTTGACATCGCAAAAGCGGGCGTAAAAATATTTTGGCGTTGGTAGTAATGCCTAGAACTAAAGATAATATGCCTAGAAAAACGACTAAAGGAAAAGGTCGTAACTTTAGAACAACTGAAGAAGGCGCTGGGATGACATCTAAAGGAGTTAAGGCTTATAGAGCTGCTAACCCTGGCTCTAAATTAAAAACAGCGGTAACTGGAGATGTTAAACCAGGCAGTGCTTCTGCTAAAAGAAGGAAGGCTTTTTGTGCAAGAAGTAAAAGTTGGAAGGGTGAAAGAGGATTAGCAGCTAGAAAAAGATGGAGGTGCTAAATGGATAATGTTATAGGATTAGATGATGTATCAACTAAAGATACAGGTTCTGGTAGTCAATTAAAAACAGGCGGCAGAAGAAAGTATAATATGAAAAAGAAATCAAAAAGTTTAAAAACTGCTTGTTGGAGTGGATATGAAGCTATTGGATTTAAAATAAAGAATGGTAAAAAAGTTCCTAACTGTGTAAAAAAGAGTAAATAATATGGATGATAAATGCAAAAAGGGTACAGTTTACAGTACAAAGTTAAAGAAGTGTGTTACTACTAAAAAGTCTCCTTGGTCTAAGTATATATTAGGTAGAGATTTGTGGTTAGAGAACAAAGCTACTAAACAAGAAAAAGCTGTGGTAGACTCTATGAAAAAAGAAATTGAAAGTAGAAACAATAAAAAAACTAAGACTAAGAAAAAACCTAAAGCCAAAACAAAACGAGGAAACTAATATGCCTAAAGCATGTGTACAACGTAAAATAAAAATGGGTAGAACAATGGAACAAGCAATGAAAGAATGTTACCCCAAAGGAATGGAATCTGGTAAAAAGAAAAATTCCATGAAACCAATGAAAAGTAAAATGAAATCTAATTCAGGTATGGGTTATTAAAACTTATTAATGAAAGGCGTTAAACACTATAAAAAAAATGGTTCTGAACATAAAGGCAGTATGCATAAAATGTCAAATGGCCAATTACATAGTGGTAAAAAACATAGCTCTTCAAGTATAAGATTATATCACTACGGAGATTTAAATAATAAATCTAAAGTAAAAGCAAAAGAAAGTTGGAATAAATGACAGTTAAAAAAGAATCGAAGAAAAAAGTAGAACCAAGTTTGGAAGATAAGATTGATGCAATCTATGATATTCTTTCTATTAATGAAGATACAGTTGATACAATCTATGAAATTCTTTCACAACATAAAATAGATATAGAGTATGTTGGTAAGATGGTTGAAGAACAATCTTCTGTAATCAATAAAGTTAGAGGAAGAATGGGGATATAATGGGAAAAAGAGTAGACTTATTTGGACACGACTGGAACGAAGACAAAGGTTTTGGCGATACAGTATCTAGAGTTATTAAAAAAGTTACAAAAGGTAAAATTAAGGAGTGTGGAGGATGCAAGAAGAGACGAGATATATTGAACAAGGTAATTCCGTACAACAGAGGAGACACTCAGGGTTAGATAACGAAGAAGACGTTCAGTTATTAGATACTATTATAGACGGGCAATTGATAAAAGGAAAAGAAGGCGGACTTAGGTTGGATATGTTTGAGCATGATGACCCTGACGATTTACAATGTATTTGTGATTTGCCTGCTCACGCTCAAGATATAATAATGAGTGAATCTAATTTTTAATGCCTAAACAGATATATAAAATAGACCAGTTCCATGGCGGATTAAATACTCATTCAGACGATAGAGATATAGAGGATAATCAACTAGCTGAGTTAGAAGACGTTATGGTTGATTCTCTTGGTCAAATAAAGATGATGGGTAGTGTTACAGGAAGCATAGAAACAGCTGATACTACTGGTATAACTGGCACTATGAAAGCTGGTTATGGTATACATGCTTGGAAAAGTGATTATCTAGGAGCTCAAGATAAGGGAAGTTCTGAAGCAATTACTGGTGATGATTACGTTGCTATGTACGATGGTCATGATGGTGAAGTTTGGGTTTATAGTGCTGCTACGACAGATTGGGATGATGACGTTGGTTTATCTGCTGGTGCAGGAGTAATTGATATAGGTAGTAGTACTACAGCTAGTGCTAAGCCTACATTTTATTCTATGGAAGGTGGATTAAGGGTTTCAGATGGTAATCATTCTTTAACTAATAATTCAAAGTGGTATGGATATATAAATAGAACTTTATTTCAATCTATTACATCTACTGTGATTGATGACGGATGGTTTACTTATGACCAATATATATCTGCTCCAAGTGATACTTCTAGATGGGATCCCGCAATAACAGCATATAGTGTAACTGCTGGTCATAGTCTTAATGTTACTTCATTAACAACTGCTGATAAATTTATTACATCAAAAGCTTTATATGACGCTACTGGTAATGTTGAAAATTTTAGAGATAGCATAGAGGTTACGGTAACAATAACTACTGGGACTCCAACTGGAACTCCTGGCGAAACTGATTTTACAGCAGAGTTTCAATTAACTGTTGGTAGTGGAACCGCTAGTTCTTTCAATGGTGTATCTGGGACATCTTATCAAGTAACGAGTCAAAGTACTGCGGGAGCTGGAGAAGAAGACGCTACGGTAAATAGAGTATATACTTTTAATCTAGGAAACAATTATCATAATGGTACAAGTAATAATGCAGCTTTTGTTACTGGTGATACTACAAATGGAGTTAGGTCTCTTTTAGCTGTTACTAGTAAAGGAAAGTTTATAGATACCGTTTTAATATCAGCTGTTAAGGTTACTGAAGGAAATATTACTACTTCCAATCATACCTCATTAAGTAGTGGTTCACCAAATGTATTTCTTGAAGTTTTAAATACAGCTGCTCCAACAAGTGGTATAGTAGCCTCTGGTTGGGATAGTTCTTGGGAGTACGGTGTTTCATTTATATATGATGGTAATCAAGAATCTCTTATAAGAACATTGTATGACCCAGATACCGACCCTACAACCGTACATACAATTACAGATTCTTCTTTTGCTCCGACAACAAAATTTTATATAGAACATGGAGATGCTTATAGCTTTAATAGGAGAATAACTGGAGCTGTATGGTATATAAGAGATACTAGCGCTGAAGTATTTTCTGACTGGACAGCCCAAATTGAATATGATTTTAAAAAAGGTATTAGTAAAGTATTGGCTACTGGTAAAGAACATGATGTAATTTATAATACATCAGATAGTGAATATATGTTTGAAGTAGACCACGATTTTCTAGCAATGCCTAATCTTGTAGATACATATTATAGTCGTACTGGAGTTCCAAATGACGTTGCTTCCATAAAAGCTAATTATTCTACAGCCACTATAGCTGGTCGTAGAGTTTATATAGGTAATGTTAAAATAATTAATGAAGATGGTTCAACTGAAATAAAAGGAGACGCTATGTTAAAAAGCCCTCCTAATAAATTTGACTTATTTCCTTCAAATAGCATTGTTGAAGTTTCTATTAGCGATGGCGAGTCTATTGTTAAACTTGAAACATTCGCTGACAGAATATTACAATTTAAACAAGAGACATTATATATAATTAATATATCTCAAAATATAGAATTTTTAGAAGATGTACATAAGTATAAAGGAATATCTCATCCGTCTATGGTTTGTAAAACAGATTATGGTATAGCTTGGGCTAATAAACTTGGTTGCTATTTATACGATGGGAAGCAAGTAATTAATCTTCTTGAAAAAGGTGGAAGAAAACTTATAGATGATGATATATGGCAAGCTCATGTTATTGATGCAGCTGATGAATCAAGTATGGTTGGTTATATTCCAAAGAAAAGGCAAATAATAGTTGTTAAAGATAATGGTGACAATGCTAACGCTGGTAATATATTTTTATATGATATGGTCACTCAAAGTTGGACTTTCGGTGATTCTAAAATGACAGACAGTCAAATAAAAAGCAACTTTATTGTATTCCAAAATGAATTAATTTATATGCATACAAATGCAACTAACAGTTTTGTTAAATGGAACTCTGATGTAGCTACATCTGTAAGTAATTTTCAAATTGTAACTAAAGATATTGATTTTACAGAGCCTGGTAGAAATAAGAAAATATATAAAGTTTTAGTTACATATACAACAGCTGCTTCAGGTGATATAGCTTCTGTTGTAACTGTAAAATATGATACTAATGGAAGAACTACTTTTGATAAAACTTTTGCTGACGGTACTAATTTTTCTTCTAATGTTTTAGGTTCTGCTAATGGATGGCAAGTTGCTGAATTAAAACCTGGCACATCTTCTGAAGCTAATAATATAAAATCATTTCAATTAAAATTTTTTACAATTGGTACCGTCCCGACTGGATTTAGAATTAATGATATATCAATAATATACAGAGCAAAACCACCTAAATAATATGCCTATGACAAGACAGGAGAGAGCTAACTCTCATCAAAAACAAAATAGAATAGACAGTATTAGACAATCTTTTAAAGACGATACATCTATTCCCTCTAAATCTATTGTTGGTTTAAAAGATAATACTGGAGGAACGGTTAGCAATATTTTAGTAGACGCTGCTGGAGCTAGTTATCCTACTGATGAAGAGTATGTTAACTCAATAGCTTCTTTAACTAGTAAAGTAAATGAAATACTATTTGCTTTAAAATCTGTAGGAATTGTCAAATGAATTATAGTAAATTAGAATGGAAAATATTACATGCCTAAAAGTTCTTTATACTCAGCACATAGAGCAGCCGGAGCTGCTTCGGGTAGATACAAAGCTAGTCTTTACGATATATCTAATATCGGGTACGCCATGGAATCAAGTTTAGAAAAAGAATCATACTCTCAACAACAAGAGCAAAGAGGGTATCAAACAATGCAGTCTCTTCTTGGACTGGGAAGTACGATTGTTGGAGCTGTTGAATCAGCTAAAGAACATCAAGAATTAAAAGATAAATATGGAATTAAAACTTCAGATACTGGAGATAAAACTCCAAAAAATTATTCTGGTGATAAAGCTGAATTTGATATGGGTGATTTATTTGGTGATAATTCTATTTTTAAAAAACAAGAACTTATAAAAGCTACTAAAAAATCTTCAGATTCAGATAATACTATGGGAATGTCTAAAGATAACGCATTTACTACTTCAACCACTAATAGAGCTCAAGCTGTAGGAGAAGCATTCAAGCAAGCTAAATCGTCTGGTATAAAAGAAGGTTCTAAAATCTTTGCTCAGATAGGGGATAAAGTTGAAGAAATATTATATAAATATAAATAAAGGATTATTATAATGCCAATACCATTAGCAGCCATTGGAGTAGGTATTCAAGCTCTTTCTTTCCTTACTGGTAATAAGGCTCAGAATAGCGCTAAAAAATCTGAAAGAGACCAAGCTAAAATAAAATCTAAATATCTTGGTGAACAAATTGCTGAAATAGATAAAATACAGTTAAATTTAGACCCACTTAAACAATCAAGAACAAATGTAGTTCAAGGTGTGTTTAATCAAGATTTAACAAATCTTTCTGGAGAGACAGGCCAGAGTAAAGAAGACTTAACATTAAATTTTCAAGATATGATAACTAAAAGTGGACTGGCGACAAGTGGAACAGCCCAAACTAAAAATTCTCAAATGATGAAAAGAATTGGCAATGCTTTTACTAAAGGTAAGCAGGGTTTGATGGGAAGGCTTGGTCAAAATTTAGGTGGTATTGAAGAATGGTATGAAGGTGAAAAAGCAAGATTGGGTTCTGAAAGAAAAAGAATGACATTTGAAAAAGAAATTGCTGATTCCAAATCAGGAATTGGCGGGCCTATGGCGGCAATAAATAGAATAAAAAGTAAAGTTACAGGGTAATAATATGGCCGGAGAACATTTCGCAGCATTAGATAGTATGATAAGCAAAAGAGAAGAGGCAAAATCTAGAAATAGACAATACTCTTTAGCTCTAATGCAATTTGATTATCAAAAACAACAAGCAAATATAGCTCAAACTGGTAAAAATCTTGAATTACTCCAAGCGGCTAATTCTCAAATGATGAATAATGTAGCTCAAGAATTTATGTCTGAAACAGGATTGGATGTGTTATACAGCGACGAAGATAAAGGAGGAGAAGAGGCTCAAGAACAATTAAATAATATAGGTCTTTCTAAGGGGGACGCTTCCAAAGTAACCTCTGCTATCTGGGCTTATAAGGTAAGCTCTAACCCTATTCCTATTCTAAAATTAGGTAGGAAATTAAAAAATCTTTCTCAATCAGAATCTATGAACTCAGAAGAAAAAATGTTTATTAAAGGTTTAGGTAGTCAGATTCGTTTACTTGGTGGTTCAGAGTTTGATATAGAAAATGCTAAAAGTTTATTAAATAGAACTGATGGAATATTAAAAAATCAAGACGAAATAATGAAAGAAGTATATGAGTATAGCTCTGGTGATTATGAAATACAAAGAGACATTGGATTAAGTTTTGATGAATTAAAAGAAGAACAAGTAAAAGAAGATTCTGATTTATCAACACCTTATATTCCTAGTGTAAAACAGATGGTTGCTGATTCTAGAAAAACATTTGAAATGGCTGAAAATGATTTAGCAGATAAAGAAAATGCTTTAAAAACTTTAGAAGATGAACTTAATGTATTGAATCAATTAAAGAAACGAGGTACATTAGACGAGTCTCAAGGGGAATATCTCAATAGAATCCCAGCTATTATGGAAGAGTTTAATAGTGAACTGGAAGAATTAAGTGAAATTGTTTCTAAATCTAAAGAAGATGTGAATAAAAATACTACGTTTGAAGCTCAAACAAAACTATCTGATTTCATGGAAACAAAAAGAGATGCTACTGGTGGTTCTTATTATCCATTTTAATATATAAAAGGAATATAAATGGACAACTTAACTAAGAAGTTTAAAGAAGAATTAGAAGCTCGTTCTAAATTAACTACTGTTAATTCTCAACCGAACGCTCAGACTAATAACCAACCAATAAATACTGGTCAAAGTCTGTGGGATACTGCAGGTACTGGTCAACAACCTGATTGGTTAAGTGATGAACTTGGCGAAGAAGGTGAGTTTAGTGCGTTAAGAACTGTTGGTATAGGATTGTGGGGAGCACTTGAAACTGGTACTCTTGGTTTAGCTGGCCTTGGAGTAAGAGCAGCCTCTCAAGAAGCATATAAAAGCCTACAGCCTCGTAACTTTTCTGAAAGAGTAGCTACTGGTCTTGGTACTGTAGCTGGTTTTATAGCACCATTTGGAGCTGCTAAGGCTGGTGTTTCTGTTTTATTAAAAGGAGCAAAAGTAGTAAGAGATGGTAAGGTGGTAGGTTATGGAGTTGCTAAAGCTGGTAAGAAATTTACAGACAATGCATCTAGATTATTAAAAGCTGACCCTGAATTTAAATCATGGTATGCTGGACAAAAACTAGACCCAACTAAAATTGACGAATGGATTAAATCCTCTGGTTTATTACAATCTCCAATTAATTCTATAAAAAATATTTCTAGAGGAACTTTTGGTAGTAACCATACTGCCAGAACTCAATACGCTGCTAATGTTTCTAAAAATACAGAATCAATTATTCGCAATAAAGTTGATGACATGGCTAAAGCTTTTAATAAAGCTGGAGATAAAACCCCTTTTAACATAGACAATAAAACAATAGGATTGATTAAAGATGAAGTAAATAAATATGTTGGAGGTAAATATAATTTTCCAATAACAAACCTTCATCAATATTTATCAGCTAAAATGGGCAGTACAAAAGTCGCTAGCATAGCTGCGTCCGCCGCTGAAGAAGCTATATTATTTTCAGCTGTTGAATTGCCAATGAATATATCTAATAGTATTCTGAATGAAGATATAGACTTTGCTCCATTTGCTACGTTAGGACACTCAATGGCTCTTGGTTCTGTACTTGGAGTTGTTAGACTAGTGCCTGGTGGTAGAGATATGGGTATCATGAAATCAGCTTATAACAAAGCTAGTAAGATGATAACTCAAAGGAAAAAATGGTCTAGTTATAACCTTGAAGACGCTTCCGAAAGAATGTTGTTAACAAAAAGAGCTCAAGATTTATGGGATATTAACCCTGAAATATTTAAAGGATTAGAAGGTTCTACTTCTATTTTATATAAGTCTGGTAAGAAAAGTATTGTATCAGGTAGAGATGAAATAGTTGATTTTTCTAGAACAGCTGAGTCCGCAAAAGAATTAAGAAGTTGGATGAGTTCAATAGAAAAAACATTTCATAAAGAATGGTGGCCTAAATTTTTAAAAGACTCTGGTAAGGATGTATTTGGTTCCGCTCCTAGAATGATTGCTGGTAGTCTCGCCTTTAATGCTACTTTATTTAATGAGTATAGAAAAGGCAATGTGCCTACAGAAGATATGGTATTTCATACTTTATTGGGTGCTGTTATGACTAAGAAGGGAAGGGATATTGAATACATAGACCACAAAGGCACTACTCAATTAATCCCTGAAAATAGAAGACCTTATATATATGATGATAGTTTTTCAAAAGTAGATTCATACCTCAATTCATTAGGTCTTGGATTAGACCATGCTGCTTTTAGAAATGTTATGAGTAATATGGAAACATTGAAAAAGCATGGTAAACCAGATTATTCTACTGATGATATGCAAATGATAATAAAATCATTAGATGAAAGTGGTTTTATAGTAGATAAAAATTTAGAGTTACAAGTTAAAAATAAAAACCTTGAAGGTAATGATGTTTACAATGCAATCTATGCTTTAATGGACGCGGGGCTTCCTGAAGGTAAAAGATTAAAACAGTCTTTTGAATTATCTGAAACAGAAATAACTGATTATTTAATTTCAATAAGAAGTTTACAATTAAGAACATTAAAGGATTTTAGGACAGACAGAAAAAATGGTACTGGTCAAGGTATATATTCAGTCCCTGATGTTATTGATATTACTAGAAGTTCTGCTCAAAAAAATATAGAAGCTGGTATAGAAATCCAGCTTAAGGCTATAGAAGAAGCTTACAATACTTTATACAGAGAAGAAGCTATAAAAGAAGGTGGTTATTCAAATAGGGATAATTGGGAGCCTGTTAAAAACGACAATGGAGTATTGTCAAATATTAGGCCACTTAGATATGATAATACAGCTTCTGGGATAGTTGATTTTAAAAGGCCTAGAGGTCTTTTCGGGAATGGTCGGAACGATGGAACTGATGGTTATAAAAGCGCTTTAGGTATGATTAAAAATAGAGTTAATATATTATCTGGTGATAGGAATGAATTAGTCTATGACAAAGCATCCCATAAAAAACTTTTTGGAGACAGGACAACTGACGACAGAGGAGAGATGGATAAGTTCGATAGAGAACTTACTAATCTAATTTTCGGAGAAGGGGTTATGTCTGACGATGGATTGCTTCACGTTGGAGATTCATGGTTTCATGATAGTACTCAAAGTTATATGTTTGTTAAAGGAGTAAGAGATACTTGGTTACAGTTAGAAGCTATAAGAGATAAGGATGCAAAGAAAAGTTTATTTGGTGAAGATGTTAAAGATGTAAGTAACTCAATAGATAGAATATTTCCAAAAACTGGAGAGTTGCCTGATACTATTAAATTAAAAGGAGCTGACGCTAATAGTAGAGAGCAATTGTTTGCTAGTAAATTATTAGAAATTCTTAAACAAGACCCTGAAAGAGCTGTCCAAAGAACAGATATAACTGGGCCTAGTGGTAAAACAGTTGATATTAATCCTATAAAGAATCTTATGGAGAATTTTGATAAGGTTGGAATATTAGATGGTTTTGTAGGAAAAAGGGAAATGGTTGATACTTTTACTGAGAACTTAGCTTATTACACTAGGTCTAAAGGCCTTGAAATGGCTGTAACAAACGAAGGTAATCCTCTAAGTAATAAAAATTTAGCAACATTAAATATTCTATCAAATACAAGATTGATGGGCAAGAATTACGATATGGTAAATCTTACAGACCAGATTGGTAATTTAAAAGATTTTTTTACAGGTAATGATATTATTGCTAAATATAGTTTAGATAAAAATATAATAAAGAAAAGTTTTTCGGATTGGACTGAACAAAACGGAGACACAGTTGAAAAGATTTTCGCAGATTTAAAAGATTCTAATAAGAATTTATATAATATATTTGTTGATGCAGCTAATAAGATGGAAGGTGTTAGCAAGGGAGATGTGTCGATGTTGTTAGGTAACTTTTTAAAATTATATGAAAAGGGGTTATCTACCTTGTGGAAGACTTCTAAGGGAGGCGTGTTAAAAGAAAGTACTGTTGACGCAGCTATAACAAGTGATTTCTTATTTAAAATAGTTAGCGAGTTTAATAGAATAGAATCTAATGAAATTACTACGACTTATAATGATTTGCTACAATCAGTTCAGGAAGTTTATTACGATGGAAAATCAAATCAATATAAAAATTTCTTAGCAACAACAATCAATGCATTCTCAGATAGAAAATCTGATGTTACTAGAGTTCTTTCTATATTAGAAAAGTATAAAGTATTTGATAAAAAGAATAATGTATTTTTATTTGATGAAGCGGATAAGACGTTAAACGATAGAATTAAAGAAGCTTCAAGAGAAATGGAAATCTCTACTCAAACATTAACAATTCAAAGGGAAATTGATATACTAATGGAAAGAGATAAACAGGATTTTAATCCAAAGTCTCATTCAGATATTGACGTATCTCTTACTCTTGAAAAATTTAAAGTTGACTGGGGATTAAAGTTTCAAACACCCAATATAGAGCACGGTCAAACTCCAGCTATTATGTTAGAAAAAATTATTACTGATAATTATTCAGGTACTGGTGGATTTACTTTACAAAACTTTTTTGATTTTACTATTAAATCTGGAGAAATGAAAAAAGAAATTGATGGGAAGATATATACTAATGAGAATTGGAAGGAAATGCCATCCTTTAATCAACAGAGACTTGTTAATGACGCTATAAAAATATGGTCTGGTATTATAGAGGGAGTTAAGATAAGGCAATTAAGTATTGCTGAAGGTGCCTCTCCTCTTGATAAATCTCAATCTGGAAAAAGGAATGAACTTACTGATTTTTTATCAGAAGAATTTGGTGAAGTTGTATTTGTTGACCCTAAATTTAGAGATAGAGAAGGTATTGTTAAGGACGCTAGGGAAGTAACTGGAACATTATTAGTTCCATTCTATACATCTGTTGGTAGAGTTGGTCTTAAATTGGAGGCTAGAACAGCAGAAACAGAAATAGATGCTGCTCCTTTTGTTGAAGGTGTTCAGAGACCTAAGAGTGGTTATATTGTTGGATGGTTAGGAGATTTAGATTCTGGTATAGCAATACCAATGGTATCATCCAGGCCAGGTAAAGCTTTAGTCGGGGCAGACAAATTAGCAAATTCATTTGTTAAAACTTTAAAAGTTGATAAAGTAAAATACTCAGATAATTCTGATATATCATCCCTTATTGATAGAATGTTAAATCAGTATGTAGAATCTAAGGATAGTCAGATTGTTGAAGTCTTTGAGATTGATAAAAATGAAAACCCATCTAGTTATAGTTTTAAAGGTAAGATTGCTGCGGATGAAAGAACATCTGAAAACGCAAGTGTAATGTTAACTACTGTTTTTGGAGCTAAAACATTTGGTAAAAACTTTTGGAAAGCCGCTGTCAATGATAAAAGAAATTCAAAGGGATGGTCTTCTGAGAAAGAATTTGCTCATGATTTCCTAAGAAGAGTTAGGTTGTTTACCAATAGGTCTACAACAAATCTATCTGTAGAAAGAATTAAAAATATTACAGAATTTATGGAATCAAATTTCGAAAATTTTGGTTCTAATTCTGAAATGATGAGAGTAATAAACGATGTATTAAAACCTATCAGTAAAGATGGTATGTTTAATTTTCATATTATAAAAGACGAAGCTATGGAGAGAGGTGAATTGAATCCAGCTATCTCATCTGCTTTTAAAAATTTAACAGAACAAGTCAAAAGAGCAAGAGAGCTTAATCCAGATGCTAATATACAAAGTGTTGATAGTAATTTAAAATATCCAGGCGGATTAGGAGATACAAGTCATTTTAATTCCGTTATGGTAGTCACTAAAGACTTTATGGAAGCCCTTAAAATTCTTACTGGAGATTATCATAGAAAAGATGCGTTAGCTGGTAAACCTATTATATCTTTTGCTAGTGATGGTAACGCTGCGTTTTTAGGCAAAACTATGTTTATGGTAGATTCAAGATTTGAACCATATATGAAAAACAATAAAATTAATATGGTTATGTTTAATTCAGCTTTAAAAACATTGGGAGAGGATTACAAAAGCTCTATAATAGATTTAGATAATTTTAGTAATATGGATGCATTTTTAGGTTCTACCAATTTAAATAAAACATCAAAACTTCCAATAGATGCAATACAAATGCAAAGCTGGCATGCTGGAGATAAACCAGCTCGTATACCAATGCATGTTGCTAATGATTTGGTAGGTCAAGAATTAAATAATTCATATTTTAATTGGTTAAACAAACCATCTGTTGAAGCGTATGAACAAAGACTTTCTAGTATTGTTGGTGGTGGTAACATATCTAGAATGACAGCTTTTTCTAAATTTTTAATTGGTGAAGTAGGTGAAGATGTTGACAATGTAATGTACAGTACAATGTCTAGATGGTTATCAGCTGGTGGTTATCCTATGTTCTTACCTTTTAAGAATAGTATGAGAAACGCTATGATGAGAACCTTTGTTGATAAATCTGGAATGATAAGTCCTGAAAATCACAATGGAAGTCAGAGTGTTCTTGTCCCATCTTATTATGAATTTGACCATACTGATGGATTGAGAAATATATTATTCTATACAGACGTTAAGGGCAAAGAGGCTATTGATACTTACGGTCAAGTAGAAATAGGTAATAATAATAAATATAAATCATTCAATAAAGAAAATTTTAATATTATTGTTCACCGAGAAAATGCAACAGACCAATTAATAACTTGGAAAGATTTTATATCTGAATTAAGAACTGATTCAAAAGTAGCTCAAAAAAATAAAGTTTACATTGGTAAGTCTGGTAAAGATTTTAACGATGTAATGAAAGAAAATGTAGAAGGGTTTATTTTTAATGGTAAAGAAGCTACCACTCTAGGTGAAGTATACAATTGGCTTGGCAATTTAAACACAAAATTTTTAGATAAAAATGTTACAGCTGAAATAGCTACTGTTGTTCAAAGAACTCCTTCTACAAGGTCATCGGATAAAGTTATAGTTGGAGTAAAAGGATTTGTAGAAGGAAACTTCGCTAGATTAAATACCGTTGATTTATGGACAAGGTTAGAAGCTGACCATGATTTAGACAAAGTAAACTACTGGTGGGATACTCCTACTGACATACTTAACGCTTGGAAAGATATGGCTCCAGAGGTTAAATCTGTTGTAAATAAATCAACGCCAACATCTATAAAGGGCCTCGACTTACTTAATCCAAAAAGTATAGTAGATTATAATTTTAATTCACATAGAGCTGCTAAGAAAAGAGGAGAAGTTGTAAAGCTTAAAAGAGTTTTTCAATTTATGAACCATTATAAAGGGGCTGATGGCAAAAGAGGATATAATTTAAACCTTCCCGATAATAAAGTTATTAGAATTAATTCCGATAAGATGAAAATAGCTGAACAAAAAACAACGGAATATATACAAAATATTGTTGATTCTAAAGATGGTTGGAAGGTTGATGATTTCCAACAATATTATAGAGATATATTATTTGGAAGAGAAGATTGGAGAGCCGAAGACGGAAGTGTATATACTGGTGTATTTGAAAAGGGGAATCCTAAAGATGGAAATATGTTGGAAGCAATAAAGGATGTTGAAAAAGATATAATAATTAATTCATTGCAACCATACAAAGGGTTCTTACAGTTAGCAACAGATACATATGAAGGTGGTGAGGCTAAGAGAATTGATTATAATTCTTTTATTTCTGGATTTGATAGTTATCGTGACTCAATGAGAAATCTTGAAAGTTATGTATTAAGAGCAATGGGAAGAGAAGGTAAACATACTTTTAAAGATTATAGAGATTATTTTTATAAAGGTACTGATGCTAAAGGAAAATCAATATTACCAAGAAATCTATTTGGATTGTCAGATGCTAAAATGCCTAAACCTTCTAGACGAGGAGAACAGAATTTAGATGGAGGTATTGAATTACTTCCATTTGATAGGTCTATTTGGGCTTCCGCCTCTGTTGATAGGTTGTCATTGTCAGAACCTCACAAAAGCCACACTAGAAGTGAAGAAATGTTTGAAGATTTGTGGAGTAAGCATGTAGATATAGATAATAACACAAACAATGCTGTTGAAAAAATTGTACAAACATTACAAAAAGATGCTAAGAATATTGAATTTTTAAATATTATAGATAGAAAGTTAATTAAAGCAAAGTCTGGACTTGGAAGGGCTAAGCAACACGAAGACTCTGGTTTAGAATCTTGGTTACAAGATAGAGTTGAAAGACTCCAGAGTGTTAGAGATGGTGTTAACGAAAGAATATTGTCAGACAAAACAACTTCTTATGAAATATCGAAAACTATTCAAAGGCAATTGAAACAAGATATTATCGCGGGTGTGCCAGTAGATTTAGTTACTGTATATAAAGATTCAAATGGAAATACTAAGGTTGGTAAATTAGAATATGGTATAGGGCCTAAGTCTAATGTTAAAAAGAATATAACTGGTAAGAATCAAAAATCAAGAGAATCGTGGTTTAACAATAATAGAAAAAGAGTTGCTTTTTCAACTTGGGAAAACAATCAATTAGCTATTGAAATTAAGGGTATGAATACTAATGACTATACTCAAATGGCTTTATGGCATCAAACGCTATCTGAAAGAACAGGTTTTATATTAGACCCAGCTAAGGTTACTTATTCGGAAGCTTTTGAAATAAGTGTTAGAGAATCAAAAAGGAACGTAGGACAAACATGGAATAGTTGGTTTGAGAATAGAGATTATGCCCCTAATCTAAGAGAAGACGTAGCTAGCGCTGATATAATGAATAATATAAGAAAAGAATGGGTAAGGTGGGAGGAAATGCAGCCTGGACTAGGAAACCTTTGGGTGATGAAGTTCATGCAACCAGAGGCTTCTAATAGTGTTGTTACATATTATCAAGGTAAGTTTTTGCCAGGATTTAAAAATGTTGATAAACAAGTAAAGTATATTACATTGGGATTAAATTTCTTATCTACAAATCCAGAAGTTCCCAGTATACCTATTGCTAGAAAAATGGGAAAAGAAGCTGGATTATCCGATAGGTCTATTGACCAATTAATGGATAAAAAGCAATTGTTGTTTAGAGAATTAGCTGAGTCATTTACAGATAAAATGAGAGTTGTATACAATCAAGACAACAGATTGCAAGACCCAAGTAGGATGAGTACTCAAGAAAAAACCAAAGCAATGCTTAGTGGTCAGCAAATAGATGGTTCTATATTTGCATCTAAAGAGTCATCATCTGGTGGTAATTTTAACGACGCTATAGGTGAAGCTGCTAAAGCATTTGAAACTATTGATATGGGAGATATGAAAAGTATTCAACAATTAAATCCCGATATGAAATTATTGTACGGTGTTACTGGAGATTTGCCTTTAGATTATTTAACTTTAAAAGGAGCTCCATCTGGATTTGACCAATTATTAGATATAAGAAATTTAGCTCAGTTTTATTTTATGCCTAGAAAGGCATTGAATAATAGAGGTAAATTGCAAAATGTTAAGACCTTAAAAGATTATTATGATAATATTAAAGGAAATTCTGGAATTTATTTTGGTGGTTTAGAGAAAAAGAACTTACTTGTAAAGGAAGAAATTGCTACAATAGATAGAAACTCAACTGGTGGCAACATCGGGAGAAATGAATTAAATGAACAAGAAGCACTACAGCTTTTCTATGAAAACGTAATAGGTTGTTAAGGAGGTAATATGGCAAGTGGAGGATGTTCCCCCGAAGTAATTGCAGCGGGAGAAAAAGTAATAAAAAAATGGTTTAAAAAGGGTGGTTCTATAAGTCAGAATCTCGGTAAAGAGAGTTTTGCGTATTTAAAACAATTATGGTGGTCAACTAATAGAAAAGATTTTGATTACGGTGAAACGCCTACTCTTAAAGAATTTAAAGTATTAGATAAAAGGATTGATAAGATAGAAAAAGGATTCACAAAAAGAACTGGGAAATTGGCTGCAATGTTTTATTTACCAGAAGCTGTTTTGGAGGGCAACCTAACAGCTAAAAATACTTTTAAATCTTTTGTAAAATCTCATAGTCATTTTCAAGGACAAAGAGATAACTATCAAAGTGTAGTTAATGTTATAGTAAAGAAACTTGGTGAAAAAGCTAGGCTTATTGGGGAAACAGAAAAAGGCGGATTCAAGAATATTAATAAAGCTCATAAATCATTATCAAAAAAATATAATAAATATACAGAGATAATGGATAATGAAGGCTGGAAGAAAGCTGAAGTTTACTATCAAAAAGAATTGTCCGACCTTTCTACCGATACTCAGTTTAAAGTATTTGAATTAGCAAATGATGTATTAAGAAATCCTGATTTAGTAAAATCTAAGGATAAGAAAACTAGAGAAAAGTATGGAATATTCTCTGACATAGCTACTGAATGGAGAACTATAAGTCCTAAATTATTTAAAGATTTAAAGAATGGTTTAGATTCTTATATACAAACAATATCTCAAGCAAATGAAATAAGTGGTGGTGCTTACGCTAAATCGTTAGAAGGTATACAGAAAATAAGAAGCACTTTAAAGGAGCAACCAAATTATTTTCCGACTGAAGTGCTTCAAATGTTTCCTACTTTTAAAATTCTTCAAGAATCTATATACGAGAAAGCATCTCCAGGCAAATCAAAAGATATTTCTAAATTAAATGATTATGTTACAAACATGGTTGATGTTCTTGTTGACAGTCTTAGTTTGGATAAAAGTGTATTAGAGAAAAAATATAAAGACAAATCAAGATACAATAAAGATGTCATTAGTGTAATGGATAATTACGTTAGAGGCGTAACAATGTTTAATTTCGCTTCTAGAAGTTCAAACGATTTAATAACAGGCATAAGAAAAATCGAAAAAATGTCTCCTAAAGACGCTGAACATCAAGCTGAATTTTATATAGATTATCTTTATGATACTCACGCAACTATGATGGGATTAAATATTAAGTCTTCATTTTGGAGAGCAGCTGCTAGGAATGTTACAGCTTGGGAATTTGCTTCAAAACTGGGATTAAATTTAAGAGGAGCTTTAAGGAACTCTACCCAGTCATTACAAAATTATGTTTACTTCGGAGTTAAGGGAATGAAGGATTCTTTTGCTTATTTAGATAGTGCAAATATAGGAGCTTTAGCTCAGACAGAAGCTAAGAGACATGGTGTTTATTTTGCCAACGCTCGTGAACTTACAAATACATTAGGATTATTTCCAGATGTTGTAACATCAAAAATAAATGGCAAAGAAGTATTCACTTACAAATATGATACAGTCTCAAGGAGATTTACTGAAGGTTTAGAAAAATTCGCAGCTAAAACAGCTTGGCCAATGAGGAAGGTTGAGAATACAGTAAACAGACAGTTGACATTTAAAATAGCATTTGCATTAAGACATCAACAATTAAATAACAATGCTGGTATGATTGAAAAAGATGTTACGAACGCAATTAAATCTGGTAAACTTGACTCTGGAACAGATGTAAATGAACACGTTCAAAAGCTAATAACAAGAAGAGCGTCTAATTTTGGTGCTAATATGGTTAAAGAATTGCACTATGAGTATTCTGGGTTTGCAAAACCACCAGTTTTAAGAACTCCTGCTGGCTCTATCTTAGGTCAGTTTATGACATATAGTTTTAACTTTTTTAATTATCAACATAAAATAGCTAGTAAAGCTAAGGATAGAATAGTTGCTGGAGACTGGAGAAATGAAGAAGCTTTTAGACTTTACAGACTTGGAGCTTTGTATACTTTTATATATGGAGTAATATCACCTTTAACAAATACAGACGTAGGTAACTTAGTACAGAACGATACATACGAAAGATTGAAAAACTACGCTGATTCTATGAGTGAAGACCCAGAAGAAAGAAAAAAAGCATTTTTTGGCAAAGGCCCAATCATAGGAACTTTTGGTGGCCCATTTGTATCTGATATAATAACAATGGGCAATATAGCTGGATTAACAGATATAATGTCAAATGGAGAAAATGACGAACACAGTTGGTTAGGTTATCTTGGAGGTTATCAAGACTATTCCGATACTAGAGATTCTGATAAAGTATTTGACGCTGTAAGAACATTAAATACAGAAGTAGCTAGACAGATGTTTGTAATAGCTCCAAGAATGTATAATGGAGCTGGTATAGGAACATTAGCTCAAATAGAATTTGGTATTACACCTAGTAAAAAAATGAAAGATAGAAAAGCTGCTATAGTAGAAAAAATAGGATTACCTACTCCTACATACGCTCAAGTAAAACCAAAAAAATCCAAGGTTAAAAAGAAAAAAGATTTAGTAATGGAAGCTTTAGCTAATCTATCAAAAGATGGTACAAGAATTAAAGGAGCTGAATCAGTTGGTTCTAGTGAGTGGATAGCTAATATTGTAAAAAATCAAAAAATATATTCACAAGACTTACAACCATTAAAAGGTTCTCTGTCTAGATACAATACACAATTACTAGCTGCTGCTAAGAGAGAAGGATATGATGGTGGATTTGACATGGGCACTTGGTCATAAAACAAGGGGCAATTAAGCCCCTCATCTTACTTGCTTGTTGATTGTTTAATTAGAAGGAATCCAAGCAGTACTCCTACTTAATTTTTTCATTAATTCACTATTTCTTTTATTAGGAATATCTACACCATAAGTCGCAAACGAACCAAGTATATTTTCTGCTCTAATTCTTATTTCTCTACCTTTTTTTTCCATATTAGCTCCACTCTCAATTAAACTTGATAATTCATTTAGTAATTCTTCTGTTAAAACAATTTTTTCATTATTCATTTGTAGTAAATTTACCTTTCTTCGTTATTTCTTAAATACCATACAGCTATTAAAGCGGCATCACTAGTACTTAATGTAATTTTGTTTTCAGGCATCATCTCAGACGCTATTCTTTTTATTTCGTTCTTCCTATCCTTTTTAATCTTAGGCAAAGGTTGAAACTCCTTCATCCATCTCTGTGGTGTTACTTGCAATACAGGAATCTTATTTGCTCCAAGTACACCAAGCCACATACCAAAATTCATACCAAACTTAAAAGCACTACTTCTAGCGTCAGTAGGGAAAGCATGAACCTTTTCTATTGCACAACTTATTTCTTCATTATTCATTAACGCATTAACTTTAGCTGATTCTATTATTGCTGACATTTCTCTTGTTGTTTCTGGGCATTTATGTAGTATCATACTATGGTTTAATTCATCATAGATTGCTATACCGCCTTTAGCGCCAGGGTCTATACCTATTATAATCATTTTTAATCCCAATCTTTCCTTGCTGTGTATTTATTTTTAGACTTCTTTGACCTTTTTCTATCTTCATAAGAAGAATCTTTTCTTTTGTATTCTTTTCTATATTCTCTTACAATTTGATTTAACTCTTTCTCTGTACACTCATGAAGCTTTTTCATGCCAACCACCTTTCTTTTGATTAGCATAGTATCCTCTACTGTAAGATACTCGTCAGCTTGTATTGTAGCTAGTTTTTCTGTGAACTTATTAAACGTCATTTATCAATTAAAGCTGTTAACTTTCTATCTTTAGGTAAACTTTTCATCTCTTTTAACTTAGGTTTTTCATCAACGTCATCTACAGCATCTTGTCTGTTAAAATAGAACTTACATCTATTACCATTAAATCCCATAACATAAGCACCTACCTTACCATATCTAGCTTTAGGAATTATTATTTCTATCTCATATTTATCATAGGATTCATTATCAAAATTCCATCCATAGAAAGGCATGATTGCTGTCTCAGCTGTTTGTTCTATTACACCACTCTCAGCAAAGTCACTTAGTCTAGGTTTAGGGTCTATTCTCTTTTCTATTTCTCTATTCAATTGAGATACAAGTATTGCACTGCAATTCTCTTTCTTACATATCCATTTGTATTCTAACATTATTGCTTCTATCTGGAATCTTCTTTCTTCTATACCATCTACTTGTATTAACTGTATATAGTCATCTAATATTACGTCTGGTTTGTATCTAGATATTTCAAGCATTGCTTCACTTAGCTTTCTAATATTGTCATACATAATAAGATTCTTATATTTCTCTTTTATCTTTTCAGTTAACAATTCTATCTTTAGAATTTCCTCATCTGACAATTCATTCTTTCTAACTCTAGAATATTCAATGTCTTTACTTTCCATAATGATTATTTTCTTCATTACTTCTTCATTTGACATCTCTCTATTAAACAACATTACTTTATATCCTTGAGCGATTAGACTTCTTACTATATTTATAGATAGAGTTGTTTTACCATGGCCTGGTCTACCACCTAAAACAGTAACTTCCTTTCTAGTCATACCTCCTGCTGGATAATCCAGTTGTTGCATGCCAAAAGGTATAATGTTACCCCCATCTTTCAAGTTGCTGAGTGTACTATTTAGTATGTCATCTATCTCTGACTTCTTAGAAGGTTGTAAGTCTTTTAATTCATCTATCAATCTGCTATGTTTTTGTAATGTAGTATCTAATTTTTCATAATCTGTGAAACTTGTTTTGTATAATACGTTTGCTGTCTTACTTGCTTCTCTTTGTATATGTCTTTCCCATATTATCTTAGCATGATGTTCTGCGTTTGCTGTTGTAGCAATATCCAGAGTTAGTCCGCTAATGTAATATCCCATTAGTTCATCGTTATTTGAATCTTTTACTTTATTTGATACTGTTACTAAATCAATAGGCTCGCCTGCTTTATATATTTTTCTTATTGCTTTCCATACTATTTGATTATCTTTATAATAAAATGCATCTTCACTTCTTATCCAAGATGCTACCTTTTCGTAAACAGAAACTCCATCAAGCAATATACAGCCGAGTACTGACTCTTCTGCATCCTTGCTCGATGGAGCTACTTTATTTTCCATCATTATTAAACTCCTATTTATTTTTTAACTTGCTATGTTTCTCATACTCGTTCCCTTGTCATTAGAATTTCTTTTACTTCTAATGTTTGGTGTTTTACAATTGTTACAACGATAGATTGGGAATTTATTAGCTGAAGTAAAATACTCATTATTAGTTTCAGTTAAATCACTCTCACCACAATTAGGACATACATCTTCATCCATCAATACACCAAGATTTGGATGACTACGAATATATGGTCTTAATTTTAAATACAGTTGTTCTAATCCCATTACATCATGTCTATTATATTTAACCATTTCTTCTAGTCTTTTTGCATTACCTGCTTCACAATCTACCCAAAGTTGAAAATCGGTTGATAACTTATTTGGTAATTCAAAGTATTTTGTTAAAAAGTCTTGCTTATACGAGGGAGCGAAAAACTCTCTTCTTGCAACTTTTAATGTATCAATAACTTTAAAAGGACTTGGTGGTTGCATATCCTCAGATATAAATCTCCAACGCAACTTTCTTAAATCGAATCTTTCCCCATTGTGACCTATTACAATATCAGCTTCATCAAGAAGTTTCCATATAGACTTTAAGATTCTTTTATCATTTCTATTTCTAGATTCATTTGGAGTAACTACATCTGATTGTACATTATCATCATACAACCACTTAGCTGCCCAACTAATTATATACTGATGCTTTGTTATCTGGTGATGTTGAATGTATTGCTTGTAAGTACCCCATCCTACGAAATGGTATAAGCTTGTTTCAATATCAAATGATAATATTTTTGGGAATGTAATCTCTTCTGTGAAATCCATAGGGGTCGTAAAATGCCTCCGACATTGAGTACAACTCCATCTTTGGTTCCCTCTTCTTATTCCTTTTTTCCTCGTATGTGACGATACGCAACTTGGACATATAGGTCTCATGACTTTCCTTTCTAGAACAGTTGGACTTGCTCCTTTGGTTCATAATTTACTATAACTAATTCAGTTTTTATTTCTTTTCTTTTATCTGGTGTAGTACCCGAATACTTAGTATCAATAGTTTTAATATCATAATCTTTATACAATTCCCTAATTTCAGGTTCATCATCATAGCTTACCATAAAATGTGCGCCACCTTTATCTATTGAATCAACTGATTCTTTTAAATCAACGTGAGCTTGTTCATTGAATACATTTCTATAATAACCTTTCTTAGCAACTACATAAGGAGGGTCTAAGTACCAGAAATCTTCTTTTCTTGGACTATATCTAGTGATTAAGTCTCTAAAATCAAAGTTCTCTATTGTAACATTGTTTAATTTGTTTCTTGATAATCTCAATTCCTCTTCGACATTTATATTGTAATTCTTTTTTGAATCCTTAGAAAATGAACTACCAAGCATACTATTAAATGAGTTGTTAACTATAAAAAAGTATTGAGCCGCTCTTTCTGGATTAGGTATGTCTATCTTCCCTTCTTTTATATTTTCTGAAAACTCATCAAACAAAGTTCTGCTTTTTGGATACCAATATATATATCTTTTAAGTTCTTCAAACTCTTTGAGTACACAAATATACAAATTTACTATGTCATTATCAAGGTCGTTTAATACGTTCCATTCTACTTTTTCTTTCCTGAAGAACATAGAGGCGCCACCAGCGAACACCTCTATATACCTACTGTGAGGGGGAATCATTTCAATAAGCCTTTTGCTCATTGTAAATTTACCCCCATAGTAAGGCATCACCACAGGGCAATTAACATCCACTAGGCTCTTGCCCATTTAGATATATTTGGGTATATCTTAGTTTCTAATTGATGAGTAGAATTGTAATTCCTATTCATTTTATGACTACTTATATATGTTGCTACATTAAATAAATCCCAATAGTTTTTAGGATTATTTGCAATCATATACTGAGTAATAAACTCATTCATTGTGGAAGGGAATAGTTTTATCAACTCTACTATATGCCTTTGTTGTAGTTCAGTTTCTTTAAGTACAGGGAACTCTTCTCCTACTTCTCTTGCTTGTATAATAGTTTTCTCAATAGACTCATCTAATTTATCTAAATTAATATTGCCAATATTATGTTTATAATTATACCTATCAATAGTAGTACCTATAATCATTCCATTGCTACAAACTAATCTAAATGCACCTGAAAGAATGTGTACTTGAGATGTTCCATCATAACTATTTTTAATTATAATCTCAGGATTCAGGGTGTCACCTTCACTAATGTCTATTTTAACATCTGGAATAATCCACTTCCATGTTGTCTTCTGACCACCACCAAAAGTAACTGCTTCTTTTAATTGAGCATTGTGTTGTTTTAGTATTGGTTCTGCTGTATTTACTATCTCTCTGTTGTCTACTAACTTATAATCGTCAGTCATACAACTAAGTATTTTACCAGTATCTTCTCGTACTATGAATTTATATCCAGTATTATCTTTGTAATTAAATCCTTTGCCAATTATGGCAGGTACTTCTTTTACTGGAAATAGTGTTTGTTCAATCATTTGTGTTCCTTTCTAAATTGATTATCTTTGGAGATATTCCCTTTGAACGTCTCTCATTCTTTGACATTACCTTGTTGTTTTTATTGTGATTTAATATTATATTCTTTAAATAAGCTAATCCCTTACCAGACAAATAATGATTATCCATTATATATCTATTAATAGACCATTTGATTGCTATTTCTCCTACATCCGATATGGCTTGTAAGAATTTGTATTGTGAATCTCTGTCTCTATCTGATGGTATGTTTTTATTAATTAATAAGAATACTTTTCTTAATATATCTTTAGTACTTTTATTTCTTTTAGCTATTAATCTTTCTATTTCTTTGCTAGCGTTATATGTCTGGTTATATATGTATCCGCAGCAAGGGCATTTAAGATTTTGAACCTTTTTCATTTAACCACTCCTTATTATATTTATCAGCGGTAGTTGGTTCGCTACTTTTTATCCAACTTATCAACCTATCAACCTCACTCATTATCCAATTAACGCCTGGTTTATTAAGGCACTCATTGCACATTTTCTCGTCTGTGTCTCCATCGGTATCATCGTAAAGATTCTCACATTCAATGCACGTATATTCTTCACTCATTTTATTTCTCCTTTTTTTCTTTATCTTCTTTTATTTCTTTAGCTGCTTTCATAAATTCATTTGCACCTATCCTAGCAGCTCCTTTACTCATTTTGCATTCTAATAAATCTAATAGTTCTCCTTTTTTATTATTCATAGCCATGTCATAAATTTCACCTAGTTTACTCATATTATTTTTCCTTTTTTTTATAATATATGTTTGTTAGCATTTTATTCACATCTTCAACGTGATTCATACATGAATGTCCAATTATTGTTTTTTTATAAATGAACTCATATAGAGCTTGATTAAAACATGAATGATATTTGCAAAAGTCTGGGAATACCTTGATTATTTTTATACTATTTTCTACTGTTCTTTGATTCTCCATCCAGTCTTTCCTTTGTTGTTCTAAGATAATCCTTATACCCAGCTGTTCCTTTTATGGCCCACCATCCATTACCATTTTCTTTAAATAGATTATCTCTATCTTTTAACCACTTTAAATCTTCAGGAGCATCCTTTTTATAATTCCATCCTTTTCTACATTTATTCCAGTCCGTGATTGTTCTCATTTAATCTCCCAGTTTTATCTCAACAACTTCTGTTCTCAATGCAATAGACTTTTTACCTAAGTAATAATCCTTATCTTTGTCAGGAAACTTAGAGTCCATTATTATTACTTTAGCAGCAGTTGGAGTTTTTTCAATTAATATACCATTGAGTAGGAATACGTTAAACAAAGAACCTATTTTTAAATTCTCTAAGTATTTCTTTCCTTTTGATACCTTACACTTAAAGCCATTCTTTAAAGCTTTCTTTACTAAACTTTTAGTCGTCGCATACTTCACATTTTGCTTGTGGTTCGTTATCTTTTTTATCATTAGTATAATCTCTTTTCTTTTCTTTTAATTGATATTTTATACCTTCAACTTCTTTTAACAACATTTCGTATGGTTTTTTCCAACTTCCATTAGTTTCAGTAGGTACTTTTACACTTGTTGTCATATATAGACTATTTACTAAACATTCTATTTCTGCCTCTGAAAATTTAATTAATGCTGTTCCTTGTTTACTTGCCATGATTGTAATCCTTAATTATGTATGATGTTAAATTTCCGCAGTCACTATCTTCTGTATAGAATCCATCTAATTTACAGCCAGAGAATTTCTCTACATACTTAATATCTTTAGAATTTATATTTACCCAATATCCATATCTTAATTCACGGTTATTTTCACTACCTCTAAAGCATAATTTGTCTCTATGGTATCCTCGCATAACTAGCAATAGTTTTATTTTATTCTCTATTGAAGTTTTGCAAGGATACATTTCTTCCCAAGTCATGCTAGTTTGTAAACAGCAAATTTCTTCTTACCATTAGTTCCTACATTTGTTCTTATTTTCCAGCCTTCTTTCTTTAAGTCAAATACAACAGCTGCCAATCTAAAGCAACCATAGTTTTGTAAAGCTGTTAATGGTGTAATTCCATTACCGTCTTGTAAGTGTTTTAATATATTCTGTTTTTGTGTTCCTGTTTCCATAATTAACTCCTATTTGTTATTAATTAATATAGTCGCGACAGCCTGAGATAACTCAATCTTGCCAACCAAGACAAAATCAAATTACTTTCTCCATCATTCGTCACGACTATACATTATTGATTAATTAAAATGGTAAATCTGATTCCATTTCATCTTCTGATAAAGCAATACCATCTTTCCAAGGTGTTACACTACTAATTTGCATGGTTCTTTTGGTTTCACCATCTTTTTCATATTCATTAGTAATAACAGTTGCTAAACATGGTTTGCCTACAACATCTTCTGTTTCTATTTCATCTAGTATGATATTTTCTTCATCATTTCTAAATTCAACACCTAGACTTTCACAGAAATCCTTGTATGTTCTATTTTTCCATCTTTCTTCTTTAACTGGGTCTGGAGTAAACCATATTCCTTTACTGAAAAACTTTTTACCAACAAAAGCTTTACCAGATTGCAATACAGTATTACCATCTTCATCCCTAGCTTTTACATACCATCCAGTTCCATCACTAACCATCTTAGCAAATTTAAGACTACTAACTTCATCAGCTACTTTAAACTGAAAGTTAAAAACCTTATTGCCATTGTATTCTCTTGAATTGACAGCTATAACGTGACAGGGATAAATTCCTTCTGGACTTGGAACAAATCCATCGGTCATTTCGTTGTAAGTTGTTTTTGTTTCAATCATTTACTTTTATTTCCTTTTGTTTTTGTGTTAATATTAATCATTTGTTCTTTATTTACGGTATGTCTAATGATAAGATTGTTCATTTCTTCTCTTAGATTACTCATATCAGTTGAATATTTATTTCCATTCAATCCTCTAAAATAAAATATTGGTGTTACCCAATTTCCATTTTCTGTAGATATATATCTCTCACTTGAGTTTGTTCTTGTAGATACTATACCATTCTTTTGTAGTGTTGCTAATGTTTCTTCTGTTATTACACCACTATCTTTTAAATCATTAGCTTGTTTTACTGTTAGTTTACCCATTATTACTCCCTATTCCATCCAGATTGCTGTTGAGCAACAGGATTCATTTTGGTTTCTTCTTCTAATATAAAACTATGAAAACTAGGATTAACACTAATCTGTTTGTCTTCATCAGTTCTAAAAACCATCATTGGTTTACCATTTAATTGCTTCAATCCTACAAATGATACTTTCTTAAACTCTTTACCATCGTTAGTACCTATTGTATATTGACATCCTTCAATTAAAATATTTTCATCATATGAACTATTATTCATTTTTAACTCTCCCATTATTTTATTTGTCTTTTTAATTTTGCTAATGCTCCTCTGTAATTAATACCATGTATAATACCATCATTAATATAGTCTTTTATCTCTTGGTGTTTATCAGCAGATATTTTATTAGCAGTTATTAACAATTCATCTATTTCTTCTTCAGTTAGTTCTGCATCTTCTACTTGGTTGCGATATACATCATCACATATATTCATATACATATTAAAAGCTTTCTTAATACAATCAGTATTAGCTGCTTTAATATCATTACCTAAATCTACATACTCAGTTGTTCCTCTTTTCTTTTGAACTCTATGAGACGCTGTTGCATCGCCTTCTCTCCATACTCCATTATCAAACCATTTAAGTCTACCATGAACAACATAAGCTTCTGTCCCAGCGAACTCAGTTTTAATAACAGTCCAACTCCAGCCTGGAAATTCTCTATCTGCAACATCTCTCATTACAGAATATTCTACATAATCCATTCCCATCTTTTGTTTAATAAAAGCTTTAGGAGTTTTAATATTACTAACTTTCTTATGATGTTTGGTTATTTCACTAAGAGCTTTATTTATAGTTATCATATCTTCTTTAGTAGTTGATATTTCATTCATTGTTTTCTTCCTTTAATATATTTTTTATCTTTTTCCACAATCCTTCTGGAGTCTTTGAAGTGATACTTTTATTTTTATAAGTAAAAGCATAAAATCCTCCAAGAACATTTACATATCTTGATTCAAATTCAAACCTTTGACGTTCTTTATCATACTTATCAATTAACATATTTTCTCCTTAATTACATATTGGTTCAAATTGACAATACCTACATTCCCAATCTTCTATCGGAACATTCAATGAGCCTCTTGGTAAATCATCCTCACTTTCTACCATATCTAAAGTTTGATTTAATGATTCCCAGTATTCAGCGGCATTGTCCATCCATACTCTATTGACACTTATAGACTTCATCATACTATCGTCTTTCTTATAGTAAACTAAATATAGTGATATGTTGTCATACTCTATATCCTCTTGCTCGACTATACCTAAAGCATAAGTTCCTAATTGCAACTCATACATTCGACTTGGCTTTGGTTCTCTGCTGGTACGACCAAACATCATCTTCCATTTCCAAGAGTGTGTAGTTTTAATATCTAATACAGACGCTGTACTTTCACTATCTAATACTACAATATCAGCACTACCCATTACATTTAATGATTCAATAAGTATTGGATATTCTATTTGAAACTTTAGGTTATACTCTTGAAATAATACCTCTTCATTCTTACTGGGTATATTTTTACTTTGATATAACTCTATTGCTTTCTGAATGTCTTCATGAACTATTGTACCGAGTCTAAGAAGTCTTTTACTCTTCTCATCCATACCTTTGCCTTCATGTCCATTGATTGAATACCAATGTTTCTTAAAGCAATGTCCAGCTGCTGACGCTCTGTAATACTTGCCAGGATTCTTTTTGAGGTATGACTTTTTATTGTCTGATTCTATATCTGTGAGATAATCGTTATATATCTCTTTAAGGTTTAAGTCCAATTATATCTTCCTTTCTGGGTGTTTAATTTAATAATTTGATTTCGCATTTCATAGTGTATTAATGAATAGAACCATAAGAAGCTCCATTTTTCTGAGGTATTCTTTCATCAAACTTTATTCTACAAGTATCTAATACTAATACCAATCTTTCTCCTTCAGCGTATGCATCAACAAGTTTATCTGGGTACTTATCTTTGATTTCTTTTGCTGATATTTTAGATAGTCTGTATCTTTCTGTTTCTTTATGTTTGTTGTCTTTAGGTTTATTATCTTTCATTTAATTCCTCTTTCGTTTTGTTTAGTAATTGTGCTGTAATTAAAACTTTTCTCTATCCAAGCATCATGAAATGTTTTATAATGCTTCATTATCTTTACCCATTGTTCTTGACTTAAATCTGTCTCAGCTCTCGCATCATTTATCTCTGTAAACATATTATATTTACCACTCTTCTGAACTTTGACATATTGTTTAAATCCTTCTTCTGTTATTAATACTGACATTATACATAGTTTCCTTTCATTACTGGTATTTCACAAATTATTATTGTATTTCTTCCTAATCTTGGACATTCACCACTTATTATTCCACCATGACTTGCTATCATTAAGGCTACAATATGAGATGGAACATATGGGTAAACAGAGTCTATATAATCTATATCTTCATCATCCTTTGATAAATCTTCAACATATTCTTTTATTAAATTATCTTCTCTATTAGGATAACCTAATTCTACTTCTGTATAAATAACACTACGACCATTTTCCTTTGGTAAACAGTAATATAACTCAGATGCTTGTATTGATACTTTAAATCCGTCAGCACATACTACTGATTCTCTATGTTTTTGATGTTTTATCATTATTATCTCCTTTATTAAATTATAAGAGCAAGGTAGCTGCCACCGTTTGACTTTAGACGCTAAAACTATTTAATCGAACTCCCATTGAAGGGATAGTTTTACTTGTCTTATTATAGCACTTTAGCTCTTATTAAAATTATTACTACTAGTGCTTCAGGCTCCAATTACCTCTTGGATTAAGGTTTAGGATTCGAACCTAGTGTTGCAGCGAACCATACCTTTAACATATATCTATGCTTACAACACTAGTAGTAAAGTTACTGAGCCATATCAGGGCAGTCCAAAGCTTTCTAGAATTGCTATGCTTTACGGGCTATGACTCAGATTTAATTATTACCAAACAATACCCATATAACTGTAACTACTCCTGCTACAAGAATAACACTAAAGAATGCAAAGAAGGTTGCTTCTATTATATGTTTTGTAAATTTATTCATTGTCTATACTCTTCAATGCTAAGAAGAAGAAATGTATAGCTGCTAATGCACAGGCTATCGCTGTTATGTCTAGTATTTGTATCATTTTATTAGTTCCTTTTATTATTAAAAAATGTTAGCACTCAAGTTCGTCCTTCAATCACACTATGTTTTAGATAGTAACTCTGTAATCCAGAAGATGAACGTCAATCACTATTGTTCTATACTACTTAGATAGTAATCTATTCAGCGATTAACTGAACTATCCTTTTGTATGTCTTAATAGCTTAAGATTGATATAAGTCTGAGTGCTAATGTTTAAATTTTGTTTGTTATGTTTATTGACCATGTTATTTAATAATTGTATCATACATATAGTTATTAGGGCTAAGAGTATGTTCATGTACTTATAGTAACTTTAGCATACAAATAACCCATATAACTATTGTTTCACAGCTGTATCTCAATGAGTGGTGGCTGCTACTCTACCAAAGGTAAGCTTAATGCTTACCCTTAGTTATCAGTTTAGTCTCTATCGCATCCAACCTCTGTGCTAATGTCTCTGCTATAGTGACATCAACCTCTACTTCTTTAGCTGGAGCTGCTTGTTGCATCTGAGCCATCATAAGTAATGTACCCATGTCTAATCCACCTTGTGCTAGACCAGCGAATGCGTTCATATCCTTGACTACGCTACTGGGATACACAGTCCTACCCTTTCTCGCTGATACTGCGAAATTATGTGTTAAGGTAGCCATCGCTACTGCTTTATTCTCAGCGTCACTAAACAGAGGTTTCTGGTTAGACATCTGCTCCATTATCATCTTTAGTATATCCATTACATTTCCTTTATTAATTAAACAATCAATCAACACTAAATCAAATCAAAAATAACTAAAATCATAAAACACTAAACCCATTTATTGGGGGTGTATAGATAAATAACACCCCATAACATTTTGTAAAATATTTCTTGACAACACATGGTCATTTACTGTAGCTTATTGCACCTAGGTTGTTATAAATAATAATAATTACTAAATAATAGAGCGCTTGTATATATAAGAGAAAGAAAAAAAATGGCAGATAAAATGAACTGGATAGATGCTTTACCGATAGATGTTCGTGAAGAGATTATCCATGATTTATCTGAACGAGATACATCGGATTTAGTACCTTTAACAATCAATGCTAACGTATACTGGATTCCAGCTGAGGTGAACTTTCTAATTGAATCTTTAGGTCAAGGTGAGATTAATGAATTGAATGGAGAAATAGTCACAAGCTAATGGAGTACCAAAAAATAAAAGGCAAGCGTCACTATGTATATGATGATATGGAAGAATTTAAGGCCGACCACCCAAATACAGAAGTAGGTGATTGGCGTGAATCCAAAGAAGGTGACTGGGTATTAAGTGATGATGATAGGATTGTACAGTTACTCAAGTCAAGTGGTATAAAGCATCCTAACGACAGAAAAAATTATAAGTTATCTAAAGGATATGTTCGTACTATTGTAGGTACATTTTTAAATAATAAAAAAACAAAGATGGATACTGATTTTAGTAACCATCCTAATAGATATACATTCAGTACTAAAATAAAGAACACAAGTACTAGAGTAAAAGAACGTACTAATTTAACAAAGAATGAGCGTATATTCTCTGTGAACGTAGCAGGTGGTATGGGAGCGGTTAAGTCTTATATGGAGGCATACGAAGAGATAAATCCAGAGAAGGCTAGAAACAAAGCGATTGTATTATTAAAACAGGAAAGAATTATGCAGGAAGTTGAAAGAAGTGTATTAGAAGTATCAAAGACATTAGGTCTAGACCATGAGTTTGTATTAAGGAAACTAAAGTTATTAGCAGACCATAGTGAGGATGATAACATTATTTTACAATCAACTAAAGAGATTGGTAAGATTATAGGAACGACTGGAATTACAGTCAAACATAAAGAAGTAGGAGTGTTCGGAGTGTTTCAGGGATTTAGTCCTGAACAACTTGAAAACATAGAAAGGCAAAAGATAGGTGATGGGAATGGTAGTAGACAGATTGACGTTGGGTCAAACGATTGAAGCTTTAAAAAAGACTTCAGAAGGCTTGACTGAATTAGAAATAGAGTATCCTGATAATTATATTGTCAGAAAAATAGTAACAATGAAACAGCTTGTTGACCATCTTGATGCGGGTGATATAGTATCAGATGAACAAGATTCTTATACAAATTAATATTCCGTATGCAATAAGTACTACGGATTCAACCTGTAAATACATGGTGTTTAATAAAAATGATAGCGACAAAAAGGAAAATGAAAAGAGAAGAATTAATAGAAAGAGTTAAGACTTTAGAAATTGTATTATCAAAAGTAATAAATTCTGAAAGAAATTTAGAATTGGTTGTAAATTACTATATTGAAATGAATAAAGACGAGAAAAAATTCCAAAAATTTTTAGATAAAAAAACGGAAGATGCAGACGCCTCCGAATCTCAATCTAAATAATATAACTAAAGCTGAAGAAGTATTTGAATTAGCTAGTAAGGATTTAATATCATTCGGTAAATTGTTTCTGCCTGATGATTTTATGCGTAGTGAGACGCCGCCTTTTCATTATGAAGTAGCAGACAATATAGATGACCCTGAAGTAAAGCAACTTGCAATAATACTACCTAGAGGTCATGGTAAAACTGTATTAACCAAAGCATCTATATTGAAAGATTTCTTATTCTGCCCTCAAGATGATATGCATTTTTACGCTTGGGTATCGGCTACTCAAAAATTATCAGTAGGTAATATGGATTATATTAAATATCATCTTGAATATAATGATAAAATAAAATATTATTTTGGTTCGGTAAAAGGAAGTAAGTGGACAGAAGAAGACATAGAGCTAACCAATGGATGCAAGTTAATTAGTAAATCAAATGTTTCAGGTATTCGTGGTGGAGCTAAATTACATAAAAGATATGATTTAATAATATTGGATGATTTTGAACATGAAGCAAATACAATCACAAGAGACGCCAGAGACAAGAACGCTACTCTGGTCACTGCTGTTGTCTATCCCGCTTTGGAGCCTCATACTGGTCGGTTGCGTGTTAATGGAACTCCAGTTCATCACGATTCTTTTATTAACAATTTACTTATTAATCATAGTAGGGCTAAGAAGGCTAAAGCTGATTTTGCATGGAAAATAATAACATATAAAGCGATTACAAAAAACGGAAATGCACTGTGGACAAGTTTCTTTCCGAAAACAAAATTAGAAGAAAAGAAAAAGTTTTATTCAGATTCTGGAAAACCACAGAAATTTTATCAAGAATATATGATGGAGGTGCAAAGCCTTGAAGACTCACTATGGACAAGAGAACATATTAAGTATTGGGAGGGACGCTATGAGTACGTTATGGAAGAAAGTCAAAACTATTTGGTCATCAATGGAGAAAAGTTTCCTGTTAATACCTTTGTTGGTTGTGACCCTGCCACAGATATTGATACTAAGGAGTCTGATTTTTCTGTTATCATGGCTATTGCGATTGACTCAGAA